CGCAACACCGGCACGGACGTGGACGCGGAACTGACTGACATAATCGAAGAATGCCGCCTTGACCTCCAACAGTTGGGTGTATTGGAAAGCAAAGCAACAGACGAAACGGACAGCCTCATTTTAGGGGCTGTCCGCTGCTTTGCCCGGTGGAAGTTTGGCCTGTCGAATGAGGACGCAGAGGCGAACCGCGAGGACTATATGATGTTGCGTGATGAGCTGCGGCGCAGGACTGATTACACGGAGGAGGCGGATTGATGTTTTTCTCCGACAAAATCACCCTCCGTGCTGTGGTAAACGGCGTTGATTCAAACGGCTACCCGACGCAGGAGAACAAGGATACGGAAGTCTGGGCGAACGTCAAGAGCGCGACACGGGCAGAATTTTATTCGGCTAATGCGAATGGAATTGATGTGTCGAAAATGTTTGAAGTCCACGCGGAGGATTGGGGCAACCAGACGCAGGTGGTTTATAACGGCAGGGTTTACGACATCATCCGCGCCTTTCAGAAAGGGCTTGGCGTGGTGGAGCTGACCTGTTCAGATCGGGCGGTGTGATATGGCAAAGAACACAAAAACAATGTGGTATTGCGTAGATTGCGGCTATACAGAAACAAACCACAAACACATGGACGGATGCTTGTGTCCTAAATGTAAAAGCCGTTTATGGGTTGGCAAGGCGGTGTAGCATGGGAAAATTTGACTTTGAAATACCGGCCGACTTTATCAAACAGCTTGGACGGTTGGCAGACGTCGACAGACTTGCCCCAAAGATGATTGATGAGGCTATCCCGATTCTGCTTGATAACGTGAAAGCGGAAACGGCACATCACAAGCAAACGGGCGATATGTATAAGTCAATCAAGCCGACTAAGGCGAAGAAAACCAAAAACGGCGGCTATTTTGCATCTGTTCGTCCGACTGGAACAGATAAAAAAGGCGTCCGCAATATGGAAAAGATGGCATATCTGGAATACGGCACAAAGAAACAATCGCCCACGCCGATACTGACGAAAGCCATAAAGGACAGTCAATCGGCGGTTGAGAAAAAGATGCAGGAAACATTCGAGCGGGAGGTAAGCAAATGAACATAAACGCGACCGTAATAAATGCGCTGACCTCTCTCAAACTGCCAGTCCATGCCAATGTCTATAATGGCACGGCTGACGAGTACATCACATTCAATTATGCGGACGAGCGCCCCGCCTTAAGAGCAGATGATACGGACATACTCGACGAAACGACCATTCAAGTGCATTACTTCACACGAACAGACCCAAGCACAAACAAAAAGGCAATCCGGCGCTTATTAAGGGCGGCAGGATTCACAATTCAAAGCACTCAAGAACTGTACGAAAGCGACACGGGTTATTTTCACGTTGTCGTGTATGCGTACATCGAGGGTGCGGTAGACGATTAGGAGGTTTCTACATGGCCAAAATTGGGTTAAAATATCCCGTTTACGCGCCGGCGACCGAAGCGGGCAGTACGATTACTTACGGCACCGGTGCGGTGCTGGCAAAGGCGATTAGCGCGAGCATCAGCATTGAGAACAACGACGTAAAACTTTATGCGGATGATGTGGTCGCGGAAAGTGATAACAGCTTCGCAAGCGGCACGGTCACTATCGGCATTGACGATCTGTACGACGCGGCAAAGGTGGCGCTGCTGGACTATATCGAGGGTGATACTATTGACCCGGCTACGGGAGCAAAGGAGTTGTCCGTTGGTACGGCTTCCCCCGCTTATGTTGGCTTTGGCTTCTATGGCAAGGTAATCCGCAACAAGAAACCCTACTGGCGGGCCATCTGGCTCAAGAAGGTGCAGTTTGCCGAGCCGTCTGACGAGCTGGCGACCAAGGGAGAATCTGTTGAATTTGGCACTCCTGAGCTTGAGGGCACCATCATGATGGCGGCTGATGGAAAGTGGAAAGAGGAAGGCACGTTCAGCACCGAGGCGGGCGCAAAGGCGTGGCTTGATGGCAAATGCGGTCTGGCTAAAAAGTGCGCGCCCGTTGTTTCTTCTGTTGCTTCGGGTACTTACTCTACCGCACAAGATGTTGCGCTTACTTGTGAAACAGACGGTGCGGCTATCTACTACACCGACGACGGCACTATTCCGAGCGCGACCAATGGCACACTGTATGAGGCTGAAATTGAGCTTGCAAAGCCATCCAACACCTGCATCAAGGCTGTTGCGACAAAGGCAGAACACGCCAACAGCGATATTCTCGAGCTTTACATCACGGTTACTGCTTAACAAAAAGGGGAGGGCTTCACGGCTCTCCCCTCACTCTTTAAGGAGGATTTATGAGCGATTTAAGACCAAAACCGCCGGAGATTGAATTAGGCGGCAAAAAATACGGTATTCTTTTTAATCTTAATGCTATTGACGAGATACAAGACCAATTCGACATTCCTATTTCACAGCTTGCCGACCTGATGAAGGACGAGCGGAAAGTATTTAAAGTGCTGAAATCGCTGCTTGCCATTCTAATCAATGAGGCTATTGACGATTCGGAAAGCGGCGAACCGCACGTTGACGAGAAGTTTGTCGGCAGGAAAATTACCGTTGCGGATATTCCAACACTAAAAGATAAGGTGTTTTCAGCGTTTGCGGAAGGTATGCCAGAAAGTGATGATGAAGACCCTACACAGAGCGAGTGACGGATGAACCGTTTCCGTTGGCTCGCTGTCTTTACATCGGAAAAACGGTTTTAGGCTACCCTGAAAAAGAAGTCTGGAAAATGACGCTCAGGAAGTTAATAATCTTGCATACGGAGCATTTAAAATACACGGGAAACTATAGGGAGCCCGAAACTTTGGACAGCGTGATTCCGTTTTAGGTGGTGATCATATGGCATTTACAATAGGCGCGGGGCTTGCATTAGAAGGCGAAAAGCAATTTAAAGACGCGATAAAAGGCATAAATAAAGACCTGTCTGTTCTTAGCTCGGAGATGAAAAAAGTGACCTCGCAATTCGACGGCAACGCTGAATCAATGGAGGCGTTAACCGCGAAACAAAAGGTCTACAGCGAACGCGCCGACGAACAGAGAAAGAAAATTGAAGTTATGACCGCCGCGCTTGAAAACGCTAAAAGGGAGTACGGCGAGAACTCTGATAAAGTTAAAGACTGGCAGATTAAGCTAAATAACGCCGAGGCCGACCTTGCCAAGACCGAGAACTCTTTGAAGAATACCACCAAGCAGATTGACGAGTTCGGCAAAGAGGCAAACGACGGCGGGAACTCGATAGAAAAGGCCGGAAAGCAAGCGAAGGAATCCGGTGATGATGCTGCTAAGGGAGAAAGCGGCTGGTCGAAGCTCGGCAGCGGTTTAGCAAAAGTTGGTGAATACGCAGCCAAAGCTGTGGCGGCTTTGGGCGCTGCTGCAGTTGGCGGCGCGACCGCAGTCGGTGCTATGACAGTTAAAGCTGCATATGCGGCTGACGATATTAATACTCTTGCAAAGCAAACAAGGCTGTCCGTTGAGGAAATCCAAAAATTTCAGTACGCTTCCGAGCAGATAGATGTTCCGCTTGAAACCTTGACTGGTTCAATGACAAAACTTATAAGAAACATGGAATCCGCTAGATTAGGAAGCAAAAATCAATCTCAGGCTTTTGAGGCTCTCGGAGTTGTCATTACCGACAATGAAGGGAAATTAAGAAGCAATCAAGAAGTATTTAATGAGGTCATTAACGCTCTTGGTCAGATGGAGAATGAAACCCAGCGCGACGCTTACGCCATGCAGATTTTTGGTAAGTCTGCACAAGACTTGACACCATTGATTCTAGGTGGCGCTGATGCTTTAAAGGAATTGGGCGACGAAGCAGAAGCGGCGGGTTTGATTTTAAGTCAGGACAGCTTAGATAATCTCAATCTGCTGTCAGACGCAATGGACACGTTCAAGGCGACTGTCAGCGGATCCGGATCATTATTTGCGACAGCTTTTGCCGAGCCAATGGCAGAGGGGCTTAACACCATAACGGGCTATATACACGAATTAACCTCGGCTTTCAGCGAGGGTGGATTTACTGCCCTTGCAGAAAAAGCGGGAGAAGTGCTGACGAGCATTGTAACCAAAATAACAGAAGGTTTGCCTCGCGTAATTGAATTGGGCATGGGGCTATTGTCAACATTGGCAGACGGAATTATTAAAAATCTGCCGTTGATAGTCGAGACCGCTCTGGAAATCATTGTCCAGCTGGCAAACGGTATCGCAGAGGCGCTGCCGGAGCTGATACCGACGGTTGTTGATACCGTGCTGACCATTGTGGACACGCTGATTGACAACATAGATATGCTGATCGACGCGGCGATAGCGATAATCGTTGCACTGGCCGAGGGGCTGATAGATGCGTTGCCGAAATTAGTAGAAAAAATACCAGAAATCATTATTAAACTGGTGGAGGCCGTGACGGAAAATCTGCCTAAAATCATTGAAGCCGGCATTGGAATAATCATTGCGCTGGCAGGCGCATTAATTGAAGCCATCCCCGAACTGGTTAAAAAAATACCTGAAATTATAGAAGCGATTGTCGAAGGCTTCGAAGACTGTATCGAGGACATATGGGAAATCGGCAAAGATTTAATTAAAGGGGTTTGGAAAGGCATCGGGGAGATGTACGAATGGATAAAAGGAAAAGTCAAAGGCTTTTTCAGTAATCTGTTTAAGGCTGTAAGAGAGGAAGAAGAAATTCATAGTCCATCTAAAAAATGGGCTGAAATCGGCAAAAACATGGCGGCTGGCCTTGGCGTTGGTTTTGCGGGCGAGATGAATTCGGTAGCTAAAAAAATTAATTCCAGCATCCCGACGGATGTAAAAATGCAAGGCACATATCAAGCCGAAGGCATTGTAAACGGTCTGGCGGCTGTTATGGGCGGCTCAAATGCGTTGGGGGGCAGTTATACCATTAACGTAAATATTGATGGTAGAACGGCGGCAAGCGTACTGTTTGACCCGCTCCGCAATGTTGCAAAGCAGAAGGGGGTTGCGCTGGCGTGACACAGATAACAATATCGGACGGCGTGACCACAATAACAATGCCGAGAATTAAAAAAATCACCGTCGGCGGGGCGGAAGTGGCGAAAGAAGTCACAATGGCAAGCGGGAAAATGGTTAAAGACGTTATAGGGCATAGAACCGTAATAGATGCCGAGTGGGATTATGTCCCTGCGGCAACAATGGCGGCTCTGGTCGGCTTACTCCGTACTGGAGGTTATTTCACCGTTGGCTACCCCGACCCGGACGGAACGGACAAAAGTGGCGCGTTCTCTATCAGCTATCCCAAGCCGGGGATTTTCAAATTCAAATCTGGCGTGCCCGTGTGGCACGGGGTACAGCTTGTCATGACGGCGCAGGAGGTGGTTTGATGCTCAATACATCGGCCGCCTTCGCGCCATATGCTGATACCCGCCAGTGCGATATCCGCGTATCGTTCCGGCTTATTAACAAAGACGCATATTCAGACGCTACGGCAACGGCTACGCAGTACAACACGGATGTTTCGCAATTAACGCAGACGCACGACTTGGTCGAGGGGATGGGCGCGAAATATGCCACGTTGGAAACGCACGGATGGCCCCTTGACGGCACGTGCGACATCATGCCCGATAGCGTGAGCGGCATACAAACCGGTTTCTGGTCTGTTCCGTCCGGCGCGGACGGCACATTTGAAACAGATCCGACATTGACGTTTGCATTTACGAGCGATCATTCATCCGTGGGCTTTACGGTGATTTTCGACGATAAGGCAAACCGGTTCCCAAAAACAATGACCGTCACGGCCTATGACAGTTCGGACGCTGAACTAGACAGCGACACCGTGACCGTGACGAGCGCGCGACAGGTCGTTGATTTGCCTGTTGAAAACTACAGAAAGATTGTTATTTCCTTTTCAGAAGCGCGAGAACCATATCAGCGCGTTCGGGTTTCGGAGGTTGTTTTCGGCATAGTGCAGCATTTTGACAACGAGAACACAAGTGGCGCGACGCTTTTGTACAGCATTTCTCCCGCGGCTGAAAATCTGCCGTCAAACGAATTGACTTTAACTTTCGAGAACGCGGACGCTAAATATAACATGGTTAGTCCGTCGAGCGTGTTCGCATATCTCCAACAAGGACAGAGCTTAGACGCTGAAATAGGGATCGGGCTTGAATATGTCAACATGGGCAAATTCTATTTTGCCAAAGCGCAGGCGCAGGACGGCTCTTTGACCGCGAGAATCACTGCCTATGATCGTTTGTATCAACTGGACAAGAGTATCTGCGGCATCGGCACAACAGGGACGTGGACGGTTGCTGATGCTGTGGCGGCTGT